AGTTTGAATTTCCGATGTCAATACCTCAAGGGGGGGGGTTCCCCCCGGTGGGCTCAGAAAGGGGCCTAGAAGGTGCACCGACAGGCGCCTGCGACCCCTATCCCTATGCCTAACCCCAAGGGCGGCAGGCCCAGGAAGCCCGATGCGCTCAAGAAGCTGCACGGGACGGCGCGAAAGGACCGGGATGTCGGGTCAATCTCAACACCCACCGGGATGCCGACGCGCCCGACGGGGTTGAGTCCACAGGCTGTTAGGGTCTGGAAGTCGCTCGCGCCGAAGCTCCACGGCCTCGGATTGCTCGCGGAAATCGACCAAAGCACCTTTGCTGTCTACTGCCAAGCCTACGGCGACTGGCTGGAAGTGACCCGACTCCTCAACAAGCTCGGCATCGCTCACTGGTACAGTGAGACAGAGTCCGGTTATCGCCAAGTGATCCCAGAGGTAGCGGTGCGGGATAAAGTGTACCAAGTGATGCAGCGCCTAGAGACGCGCTTCGGCCTGGACCCGTCGAGCCGTAGCGGCATCGCCATAGAGGGCCAGCAGAAGATCGCGACCGAGACCGAGGCGTTCCTGTTCGCGCCCAGGGCTATCGCGTGACGCCTGCCGTTGCCGCGCTAGACGCTGGGACCGAGTTGGTGCTCGAATTATTGGAGACGGATCGCGCTATCGGTGAGCTTGAGACGCTGGCACGGGAGCGTATTCTGCGGGCTCACGAGGAGTGGCCCGCGAAGGGCTACACCTTCGACCTCGCGGCTGGCCTTCGCGTCATCGAATTTGTCGAGGGCTACTGCCGCCACTACAAGGGCGAGTGGGCCGGGACGCCGATGCTACTCCAGCCGTGGCAGAAGGTCGTCTTGCTGGAGTGCTTCGGTTGGATGCGAGCGGATGGCTTTCGCCTACATCGCACGATGTGGCTGGAGTTAGGTCGCAAGAACGGCAAGAGCGCACTCGCCGCCGCACTCGGCGTCTACCTCCTCGTCGCCGACGGCGAGCAGGGCGCGGAGGTCTACTCGTCGGCCACCAAGCGCGACCAAGCCCGCATCGTGTTCCAGTTCGCCAAGGAGATCGTGAACCAGAGTCCGAGGTTGGCGCAATACATCAAGGTCCAACGAACGAACATGAGTGTGCTCCGCACCCGCTCGAAGTTCGAGCCCCTGTCCAGCGAGGGCGACACGCTCGACGGACTGAGCCCCCACGCTACGATAATCGATGAACTCCACAGCCATCGTGACAGAAGGGTGTACGATAAATTGGTCACCGCGCAGGCGTCACGTCGCCAGCCGATGACGGTGTGCATCACGACGGCGGGCATCTACGATCCAGAGCGTATCGGCTGGCAACTGCATGAACACGCGACCTCGTTGCTCCAGGGTACGGTCGAGGACGATAGCTGGTTCGTCTGGATCTCGGCGGCAGACAAAGGCGATGACCCCTATGCTCGGGAGACGTGGGAGAAGGCTAACCCGAATCTAGGGGTCAGTATTTACCCTGACTTCATCGAACAACGAGCGAGCGAGGCTCTCTCTCAGCCTAGCAGTCTGAACGCCTTCACCCGCCTGCACCTCAATCAGTGGACCCAGCAGATCGAACGCTGGCTGGACATGGCGCACTGGGACGCTTGCAATCAGGAGGTCGATCTGGATGCGCTGGAAGGGCGCGAGTGCTACCTGGGCCTCGACCTGAGTAGCAAGCTCGACCTCACGGCGCTCGCTATGATCTTCCCGCCAACCGACGACGACCTGTGGCGGCTCTGGGTCAGGTGCTATATCCCACGCGAGACGATGGTGGAACGTGAGCGAGTTGACCGCATCCCCTACGCGATGTGGGAACGCGACGGCTGGATCACGCCGACCGACGGCGACGTTATCGACTACACTTGGATCGAGCGCGACATCCTGGAACTCAGCGAACGCTTCAACGTGCAAGAGGTCGCCTACGATCCGTGGAGCGCCCAGCAGATGGCACTGCGGATTCGCGACGACATCGGCATCGCGGTCGTACCGATCCGTCAGGGCTTCATGTCGCTGTCGGAACCGACGAAGGAGTTCGAGCGGCTGATCGTGAGCGGCAAACTGGCGCACGGCGGCAACTCCTGCCTCGCGTGGCAAGCCAACAACGTGACGGTGCGCCACGATCCAGCGGGCAACATCAAGCCCGATAAGGGCCAGCAGACGCACAAGATCGACGGCATCGCGGCATCTATCATCGCGCTCGCCAGAGCCTCCCTATGGGACGGCGGAAGTGTCTATGAGGAGGAGGGGATCTTCGTAATATGAAGCCAGACTTACGTGATGTTCACATATACGGCGGCACGGTGTCGGTGTCTGTAGGGGTGCTCGCGTATGCGGGCTGGCCGGGAGGGCTCATCGCGCTCGGCGTTGTGCTTCTCTACCTGGGCACCTACCGGATGGGGAGATTGTAAGATGGGTATTTTTTCGATCCTCGAAGAGCGGCAGTCGCCGGGACCGCTAGATGACTTCTGGTATGAGCCCCTCAACAGCCTCGGCCAGCCTGATGTCACGGTCGCCAACGCGCTGACATCCACGCCTGTCTGGGCGGCGGTCAATCTGATCTCAGGCACTATCGGCTCGTTGCCGCTCATCCTGTACCGCGAGCTTGAGAACGGCGGCAAGGAACGCGCCATCGATCTGCCGCTCTACGATCTCCTGCGCTGGCAACCTAACGGCTTCCAGACGGCTGTCGAGATGTTTGAGATGGGCCAGGGGCACCTGTGTATGAGGGGTAACGCATTCTTCCGTCTGGAGACCAACCGCGCTGACGAACTGATCGCGATAGTGCCATTACACCCAGACAAGATGCAACTCAAGCTGCTCGATGGCGGCGTGATCGAATACCACTACCAGCAAGGTATCGGCACTCCTCGCGTGTTCGGGGCCGAGGAGATCATGCACGTGAAGGGCCTTTCGAGCGATGGGCTGATCGGCTACAGTCCGATAACTATCGGCGCTGGCAGCATCGCGCTATCGCAGGCGGCGGAGAAATACGGCTCGCGATTCTTCAACAACTCGGCCACGCCGAGCGGGATATTGTCCCACCCAGGCAAGCTCAAGCCGGAAGCTCGGAGCAACATCAAGAAGTCGTGGCAGGCGGCTCATGGCTCCGGCCAGCAGCACTCGGTGGCGCTACTGGAAGAGGGCCTCGCGTGGACTGCGATGAGCGTCAGTCCCGAGGAGGCACAATTTATCGCCACCCGCAAGTACCAGGCAGAGGAAGTGTGCAGGCTTTTTAATGTGCCGCCTCATCTTTTGATGCTCCTCGACCGCTCGACGTTCAGCAACGTCACCGAGCAGAACAAATCGTTCGCGACGAACTGCATCAGACCGTGGGCGACCAGATGGGAGCAGGCGATCCGCAAGTCCGTCCTCGAACGGTTCGCGGATCGCTCGCTGGAGACCGAGTTCAACATGGATGCGCTGCTCCGCCCCGACACGATGGCGAGAGCGCAGGCGAACCAGATCCTCCTCCAGAACGGCGCACTCACCATCGACGAGTGGCGTGGCAGGGAGAATCTCAACCCGCTCGACTCACGCGCTGGCGAGGTTCACTGGATGCCGTTGAATATAGCTCCGGTATCGGTAGCCGAGGCGGGTCCAAGCGAAGAGGATGCCGCCCGCCAGCTACGCAGCGAACTGCGAAGCCAGCACGTCGAGGTCGACGACAGCTTCGGCCTGCGCGAACTTCGCAGCCTCTCGAACCGCCGCCAGATCGCGGAGGCTACGAGGCCGCTGATCGCGGACGCCAGCCAGCGGCTGCTCCGTCGAGAGGTGAAGGCTGTCCAGCGTATGATGACGAAGCAGTTGTCTGGCCTGCCAGACGGTCGCGAGTTGCGTGGCACGGACGGGCTGCACAATGATCTGGAGGAATTCTATCACGGCGAGTTCACCGAGGTCATCGCCGAGGCGTTGCTCCCGGTCCTCCGCTCCTACGCCCGCGAGATCTATACGCAGGCGGCGTTGGAGGTAGGCTTCCCGCCCGAGTTCACGCCCGAGTTGGAGGAGTTCATCAGGGGTTACGTGTCGGCATCGGCGGTGCAACACGCACGGACATCGCGACAGGAGCTACAGTCCC